GGGAATTGTTCGTCCCGGTCAATCAAGACTTGGACCCAGTTCAGAAACTCAAACCCGTACCGAAGCACAAGATGTCGGCACTGAATCGTGCACTGGTAGAGGCAGTACCTGCTCTCCAGTCACCAGCTTCCTTGTCCAGTAAAACTATGGACCTGTCCTTTCAACGAGCCATCCAGTCCGAGACGTGTGCCGAATTTAAAGCACACTACCTCGAGGCTAACATCGTGAAACGCTTCCAGTCAACTGACCGGGAGACAACCGCGCAACGTAGTCAAGCAGCGATTTCAAAGCTACTTGATTCCGAAGTTCGGTGCCGTTTCACGAATGAAGCTTTAACTGGTATGTGGGAGTCCGCGTGGGTAGCTAACAACACTACCTTCAGGAAGACCATGGCCCGCGCACGGAACATCGTGCGACGGATCCTGGGGAAGTTCCCCTGGGAGGAGCTGCCCCGAGCCTGTAATTTCGGCCCGGGCGCGACATCAGAGTTCAGCCGGAAACGCGCTGCACTACATAACAAATGGGCCTCATCAGCCCAGATTACAGCTTCGGCTATGCCTTACCTACTCGCTTTCGAGCGGTGGGCGGGCCTTGACCTTGAACAGCCTTGCGATGCTGGTATAGTACCGCGGGTTGCCCCTCGTTGGAGTGAAAGTTGCTCTCTCGTTGAGGCTAACAAGGTGTTCACTGTTCCAAAGAACTTCGAACGCGATCGTGTCGCCACCAAATGTGTGACGTGGAACCTCTTCTTTCAAAAGGGAGTGGGGAAACTCATACGGCGGCGCCTTCAGCGTGAGAAGCTGCTGCTAGCTGATGCCGGTGAATTCCATCGTGTGTTGGCTAAATTGGGAAGTGCTACCGGGGGTCTCGCGACCCTCGACTTGTCCAGTGCATCGGACAATATTGCACTCGCCCTGGTTGAAGCACTGCTACCGCAAGATTGGTATCAAGTCGTACTTGACCTCCGGGAAGAGTGGGGTTTGTTGCCGGACGGTAACTATGTCCGGTGGGAGAAAGTCTCCTCCATGGGTAACGGGTTCACTTTTGAGCTCGAAACCTTACTGTTTTACGCGATAGTTCGTGCGTGTTGCAGCAAGGGATCTTTGGTCTCGCTATACGGGGATGATATTATATGCCCCGTGAAACACGTTAACAAAGTCGTCGAAGTCATGAGTTTCTGTGGCTTCGAGTTCAACCGGGAGAAGACCTTTACAGCTGGCCCGTTTAGGGAGAGCTGCGGAGGCCACTTCTGGGGCGGCGTTGACGTTAAACCTTTTTACATAAAGAA